ATAAAAAAATAGAAAGTCTTGTTATAGAAGCAACTAAAAACATGCTAGCTTATGGGCGAGGAATAATAGTTGTTCATTTTCTTGGCGATTCTTTGGCGCAACCTTTGGGCGATGTTAACGTTGATGAGTTAATTCTATCAGTATTTTCAGGAGACATGATAAGCGTGCCTCATGTTTCTTACGACATACAGAGCGAAAAATACTTGAAACCTTTGAGTTATGTTGTTAGAGGGCATACTATTCATCATTCAAGAGTTGTTGATTTTGTATATGTCAAACCATCTGAGTACGAGGCTCCTGCCTATCAATATGGGGGTGTGTCAGAATTCGAGGTGTTAAAAGATCAAATGTTAAACGATGGCATAATTGAACGAGCTTCTTCGTCAATTCTAGAGAAGTCGAGTAACTTTGTTTATAAAATTAAAGGATTTGCCGAGGCTTTGAGGTCGGGGCAGGACAAGCAGTTAATAGAGTATTTCGAGCAGGTGGAGAATTTAAGGTCTATTTATGGGGCGGTTGTGCTTGATAGCGAGGATGACGCGGTGAACGTCTCACAACAACTTAACAACTTACAAGAAGTTAATGAGATGAGCATTAGGAGATTAGCAATGGTGACAGGAATACCTGTGTCTTTTCTAGTCGGTGAAGCTGTTAGAGGGCTCAACTCGTCTGGTGACAACGAACATTTGGCACTTGTTAACACAATAAAAATGATGCAGAAAACTTACTTAACGGCCCCACTCAACGACTTATTCGGTAAATTAAAAATGGGTGCGTGGTCTTGGTCGAAATCACAAGGCGTTACCGATCGGGATTCGGTTGTCTTTGACAATCAAATAATAGTCAATGCTCAATTACTATCTCAAATGGGAGAGGATGGATCGGCTTATTTAATAAGCAAAGGGTTAACAAAGGCAGAGCCTTGGGACGATTTCTGGAGTTCTGAGACTGCCGGAATCGGAGGTGAAATTGATGAGCAAACATAGCTTTGACATTTGGGAACAATGGAAAATGGTAAGCGATAAACCGTGCGTCGTAAAAGTTACTAATTCAATACCGGCACGATATTTAATTGATGATCGTGATCCTCATCAATTCGAGAGAGGCACTTTGTTGATGCCTGATAACGTTTTAGTGTTATCAGAGGAGAAGAAAAAGCTATTTATTAAAAGTGCGTTGGATGAAGACGCTTCTACTCGTGTTGAAGTCTTTTATGAGTATGATGGTAGGGATGTTTTTTATGGCAAATAAAAGATTAATAGCGGTACCTCCAGCACCTAAAAAAGAAATGCGTCAGCTAGAAGAAATCATCTCAGCGATGGTTAAAAAGATATTTGTAACATATAAACGCCGTGCTTTTAAATATTATAAAGTTAGGAGTGTAACAGATAAAGCACGTTTTAAAGACGCTTTGGGAGGGATGGAAGGTGACTTCCTGCGTGAGTCTAAACGTATTAATAAAGAGATGGACCAGCTTTTTAGCAAAGATAAAATAATAGAAATGATTGAAGGGCTTTTTAATAGCTCTGATGAAGCTTCGCGGAAGGCTTACTATCAATCACTATCAAAAGCAATAGGATGGGATAGCGGGGCTCTGATGGCTCGTGAAGGATTAGCTAACGAAAAGAGCCCATTCGTCATTGCTACTGCTGATTATATTGAGACCTTAAAAGGTGACACACTTAAAAATATAACAAGTAGTACTTTAAAAATGATGAGCGAAGGGGTGTCACTAGAACAAGCAATGCGTAGGTTGTCGGGAATTGCTGGAGCTAGTGAGGCTAGGGGTAAGACAATAGCTCGTACGCAGATAAGTCAGTACACTGGTCTAATGTCTAAAATGAGAAGTGAGAAACTCGGTATCACACAAGGGATTTGGGTTACTTCGAATGATGAGAGAGTAAGGGAAAGTCATAAAGACAGGCAAGGTAAGGTGTTTGATTTGTCAAAGGGTTGTTACTCGGACATAGATAAACAATGGTTAATACCAGGGGTTGATTACGTGTGTAGATGTGTTTTTAAAATGGTAATACCGGATAACCTATAAAAACGCTTGACTTTCTTTTTTTAATGTGATAGTATGACTGGAGGGATAATAATGAGCCCTGAATTAAAAAGGTTTAAATCTTTTAAAGATAGAATAAATATAGATCTATCAACAAAAACAGTGCTATCTGCACGTGATGGAGTGCTTGAATACTTTGGCTATGAGCTTGGAGAAACGCCTAGCGACAAGCTGTTTAGAGTGTACAGATCACCTGCGACTATAGCTAATATAGCATTGGTGATAGATAACATACCAGTTACAATAGATCACGTAGATACTGATAGAGATGTTTCTGTGGCGGTAGGCGTTGTTGAAAAGGCTTTGCTTGTTGACTATAGAGACGATGCTACAGCGTCGACAATAGCCTTAAAAAACGCTCTGAGCCTAACGCCCGAGGCTTTAGATGCAGTGAGTGATGGCAAGCGTGAGTTGTCGTTAGGCTACCAAGCAACTTTGCAGGCTCATGATTTTTACGATTTTGAGCAGTTGGATATAGTTCCACACCACCTAGCTATCGTTGATAGCGGTAGGTGCGGGTCTGGGTGTTCGTTTTTAGATTCAAAGAAAGGAAAAGCTATGCTACATAAGGCTTTTAGGGACGCGGATGAAGAAACCGTTAACCTAGAAAAAGTTGTTGAAATTGCTCAAGGGTTGCCTGATGCAATTAAAGTGCTACCAATGGAACAACTCACTAAGGTGCTTCCTGTACTCCAACAAATAATAGCAGAGGCAAAGGCTTCTGGAATGGTCGCTAAGCCTGAGGAAGAGGAAGAGGAAGGAGAAAAACCTCTAATTGATGAAGGTGAAGAGGTTAAGAAAGAAGAAGACGTCAAGGACGAGGACGTGGCAGAGCAAAAGAAAGAAGAAGATAAAAAGGCTTTCGGAGATGCTTTACAACGTCACACTAAGACAATTCTAAAAGCCCAGCGGTTTTTAGACTCGTCTTATGATTATTTAGGTAAGTCAACACTTGAAGTAATGCGAGATGCTCTACGTACACAATACAAAGTTAGTTTCACTGACTCTGAAGTCCCTGTTGCTTTTAAAATGTTAAAAGCTAAAAGTCACTACACTGACTTTGGAAACTCCGATGGGAAACTAAGTTTAGAACAACGAATCGAAGAAGCAATTAAAAATAAGTGAGGTGATAGATGGCTTTTACAAGTGCTGTTTTAGCAGACGTTGGGGCTTTGGATGTTGGCGAAGTAATAACTACAAAAATCCATAATGTGATGTCTTATGATAAATTCCAAGAGGGGTTAATTGTAGGTCGTATTTGTGTGTTTGACTCGACTGACAACACAATTAAGAATTTTTCTACTGCACCTACTCGTTATCAAGCTGGTGTAGTCAAGCGAAAAGTTACTAACAACACAGGTTCACAAGTGTACACATTGCAAGGTGCAAACGCAGATTCTGTCTGTGAAGTTGTTAACTTTGGCTTTGTTGTTGTTGAGGTCGTAGCAGGTGACGCACCTTTGCGTTCGCAGGTAGTTTACATCGAGGTGGCAACTGGTAAAGCATCTGTGCAGACCACAAGCGGGACCTTTGTGCCAAGTCCTAGTTACAGATTCGTAGAACGTGTTAGCCCAACAGCGTGGTTAATCTGCATTCCGATCATCGGGTAAAAGAGGTGTTAAATGAGTTTTTCAAACTCTGTATTGATTAAGGAAGCCGCGTTGGATATAGGACGAGTGATTAGTGCAAAACCCCATTGTTTGTTACCTTACGAACGCTTCACAAACGGTTTAATTGTTGGTCGTTTTGTTTGGTTGAACGCTTCCACAGGATTGCTACAGCAGGGGCAGCCAAACGGTGCGGGCACAGTTGCCGGAGTTGCTGTTAAAAAGACAACGGGCGAACCAAGCGGGGCAGGTGTAACTACGCTTGCTGCATATTCGTCTGCTTTCTCAGCTGTTGACTCAGTCTGTGAAGTGTGCTGTTTCGGCTATGTCACTGTTGAAGTTGACACATCGGCTACTATTAAGCCCGCCGATTCTGTATATGTTGGATCGGGGGGTCGTGCGACGAATGTGCCTTCTGTTGTAAACGACGCATTCGCCGTATTTGTCGAACAAATAACGACATCTTCCTGGCTCATTTGCATTAAAATGATTACTATTTAAACAACTGAAAGGATTAAAAAATGACAATTTATAAGAAGATTTATAACTTAAAAAGCTTTGAAGATGCACATAAAAAGGCACTTCGCTTTAAAGATAGTGGCGGTATTGTTCTTGCAAGAAACCTTGAACACGTGTCTTCGGAAATATTTACACAAGAATACCCAGACCTAACTTTCCTTATGTCTGGTATAGATGTCAATAGCGAAGGGTCTGGGGCAACGTCCGTAAGAAAACTAAAACTTGCGATCGAAGGAAGTTTCCGAGAAAACGGAGTTACTAGCTCTGCGTATGGTAAAATTAGTCTCAGTGGTGAAGATGAGTCACTACCTGTCTTCTTTAAAGACGCTGAAAGCTCCTGGACCGAGCTTGAATTGTTACAAGCTGATAGACAGCAAATAAATCTTGCTGATCGTTATTTGTCAGCACATAACGAGCTTTACAATCGAGAGATAGACAGACTCGGTTACCTGGGACAAGTAAGGTCTGATGGTACACAAAAAACAACTGGTCTTTTAAATTCTGCTTTTACAACGGCATCAGCGTCAGGAACAGCAGCAGCTTTATCTGGTGACGCGTTATATAACGAGATAGCGTCTGTAATAACAGATCAGTGGAACTCAGTTCTTAACGTCGCAACTTACAAAGCTGATAGAGTAGTTATGCCTGCTCCAGTTTATAACGCATGTTTCAGAAAGGTTTTAAACTCGGCAGGTAGTGCTATGACAGTAATGTCCGCTCTTGTTGCCAACTTCCCGACCGTTCAATTTATTACTACACCTTTAGCAAATTCTGTCTCAGGAACAAGTAGAACCGTTGCTTTTTCGACAAATAGAAGAGCTATGCAAATGAGAATTCCTGACCCGTTGAGAATCTCTAATGTGTGGAATCTCGGCTCAAGATATGGATTCGACTCTTACTTCGGTATTGTTGGACTTGATGTTATTGAGTCTGGCGCCGGCAGAATCTTGACGGGGTTATAATAGCATGGCGAATAAAAAGGATACACAAGTGCCGAGTTCTGAAGTTGTTGCTACAAGCGAACAAGTAACTACACCAGCACAACAATCAACTACAATAAAAGTAAAATTAAACTTCCCGCATAGTAATTTCGAACTCGGGCCATTTAAATTCGACAACTTCATTTTATCAATTGATGTTGTGGGGCTAGACTTAGACACAAAACAACGTCTAGAATACGGCGTCAACCTTGGGTTATTTGAAATTATAGTTAGCGCGTAAGAGGTTATAAATGGCAATCATAGACGACTTTAAATTGAAGTTTCCTGAGTTTGACACTGCAACAGTTGATCTGCGGTTGCCAGCTATAATTGATGAGTATAAAGCTTTTTATAACTTTGCGTACACCGAATCAACCAAGCAGGCTGTGCTCTATTTGCTAGCTCACTTATTAGTCGGTGCGTTAGCAGACAGCAACGGCCCTTCTCAGGCGATGACGAGCAAAAGCGTTGGGGGTGTTAGCGTTTCATACGCGACTAGCTCGTCAAATAGCGATCGTTGGCTTTGGCTCAATAGTACTAAATACGGTCAACGCTTTTATATAATAACGCAACAGCAAAGGCCCGGAGCTCTATTCTTATGACGACAATTGAGATTGATAAAGCAACGTCTAAAAAGACCGCTAGTGTGGCTAAAAAGCTTAGTAATCATGTCATCAATTTACGCAAAGAATTAGAGCTTGCAAAAAGGGGAAGCGTAGTTGTTGGCTTGTTAGGCGACGATTTGGGACCTGATGCACCTTATCGATCAGCCCTTGAAGTCGGGGTCATTCATGAGTTTGGATTAGGACGATGCCCAGAAAGGTCCTTCATTCGACTACCCTTTAAAGTTAAGCGTGATGAAATGAGTAAGGCTATAGATAACGGCTTTAAAGCCGTTTCTAGCGGTACTACGCAAACAGAAAGAGCGTTAGGACTGATCGGTGCTAGAGCTAACAACTACGTGATAGACGCGTTCGAGACCGAAGGATGGGGCAAGTGGAAACCGCTACATCCGTACACTATTAAAATGAAGGGTTCTAGCGCTATTCTTATTGACACAGGCACGCTGCGAAGGTCGGTGACCTGGGAGGTGAGGGGTGTTTAGTCTTGCGGATGTTCTCGATGACTTTGAAATTTC